CCATTATTGTATTATTCCTGTTCCTGTTACTGCTCCACCAGTTGCAGATGTTCCTGTAACTGTGGTGGTTCTACCAATTACAAAATCGTTTATGGCATCTGCCTCTTCATCAGCTATAATTCTTCTGGCATCAATTATATTAATATCAGTTTTATCATTAAACTGATTTCTGATATCTTGTAATCTTTGCGATAATTGCTCTTTTGTTATTGCCATTTTATCCTACTAAAATTGAATTTAAACGTTGTTTAATCGTTGTTACTTTGGCTACATTTATAGTGTTTCCATAAATGACTACTATTTTATTTACTTCATCTATAAAGTCATTTAAAACCGACTTTAAGCTTTCATTATTTTGTTTGATGACAAAGCCATTTTCTTTAATCTCAAAAACTGTTTTATCATTTGTAAAAATTGTTTCTTCTATTTGCTCGGCTTCAATTAAAAAGGTTGCTGATGCTTTATTACCTAAAACGCCTAATAAACATTTTGCACCTACTTTTGGCTTTTGATACACAGCTCCAATACCTAACAACACATCAAAATAATCTAGATCATCAATTAAATCTGTAGCAACCATTGTTTTTGCATCCCAATTAACAGACTTTACTTTTGCCCAAACCAATTGAGGTTTTACAGCTTTTTTACCTTGCTCTTTTTGCAATCTGATAAATTCATCTAATGCACTCATTTATGTTGTTACTTTATCTCCTAATTGTCCTTTTCTTCTATATTCTGGAGTATCGTTAAAATCGATAATCGTTTCTTCTACATAATAGATGCCATTTCTATCTGGATACAAATCGCTTGTTAAATCTATTTTTGTTCCATGTTTAAAAAACGGAATTCCAAATGCTTTAACAGATCCTGTAAAGCCATCTACTTTATATTTCTTTAAATCCTCATTGGCTAACTTTGTAAGCTCAGCTTCAATTTCAATTCCATAATAACTCAATTGCCTTTCCTCTCCAGTTTCATCACCAACAGTTACTTCTATTTTGTCGCCATTTTTTAAAGTGGATACTGCATTAATTCTAATCAGTACATCTTCTTTATCCTTATAGTTCAAATCGTTGTTCACCACATTTTTTTCAAGATGAAGCTTCACTGGTTCCTCATCACTATTGTCAGCATAAATTTTACCAACCACTAACTTTTTGCCATCCATATAGCTAAAAAGGCTATAATCATCTTTTAAAAACTCTAGCACTTTTGCAACGGTTGTTTTGGCAAAACGCAACGATCCTAACTCAACCTCTAAAGCATCAACCTCATAACCAGGAACTATTTTTTTTAATAGATTGGCTAAACTCGTTTTTTGAAAAGAAACATTCACAGGCAATTTCTTGAGCTGGTACATTTCATCTTCTAACTTTATTTTGATAGGTATATCTGCTGAAACGTGCGTAATATAACCTTCAAACTCTTTTTGATAGTTGCCATTGTAACCTAACTCAATAGTGCAAGGGTCTCCTTTTTTAAATAGTTCTTTAACCTCACTTAGTTTTAAATTCTTTTTACCTTCTTCAAGATAAATAGCCTTTCTTGGCAATACAATAGTAGCTATATCTGTTAAGCGTTTCCAGCCACTTTCTATATGTACAGAATTAATACTTTTTAAAATCAATTCCTTTCTGTTACCCCTTTCAGGAAACGTAATTCTACAATTCATTGCTAACACCACTATATAAAAGAGCTTTCTGGTTCATCACTTGAGCATCGAATACTAAATGGAATTACTCCTGGCTTTCCTTTTAATTGATGAAATTGTATTTCTTCAATAACAATGTTATCAATCTCTAAATCATCAAACAGTTCACTAACAACTCTTATAGTATCAACAACTTTATCAAATTCGTAAATTTTTCTTTGTTGTTCTCTTGCAGATTGCGCTGTTTTATGAGCTGTATCTGCCAAACAAAAACCTCTGATGTCAATTTTCCAATCATCAAAAGCAAATATTTCTTTAACAGAACTTGCAACTGCAGATGCTTTGGTTTTAGAAATAATCTTAGCTCTTCTAAAATTCACTAAGGTTGCAGCTGGTAAAGCAAAATCTTCGTAGCTATCTGTTACAATATCTCCAAAATCATTATATATTTTATAAGCTGCACTACCTTTAAACAAAATAGGCACAATCATAGGCGTACCTAAATGGCTCAATTGTGTTGCATAATCTAAAGAACCAGCAACTTGCAAACCTGCAGTATTAATGTTCTCTACACTATAAGTGCCAATGCTTTTTATACCAAAAGCGATGTCAAAGAGCTGTGCTACGTTATAATTCTCCATTAGTCTAAAGCTATTACAGAATCTCTCATTCTATCATTAATTTTACCGACAACTACATCTACAATTTCATCTGCTTTTTCTCTCCAGTTACCTGCTTGCATATTAAAGTAATTCTTAATCTCTAAATTCATAGTAATAGATCTACCTGCTCCAGAACCACCACCATCAATTCCATTTGCAGGATTTGTGGTTCCTGTTGGTGTGTTGGTTGTAGGAATTATTGTTTTATTTGCTTTTATAATTTCAGTTTCAAGAGCATCCTCTTCATCTTCTTCCTCCTTTTTTACTGTGATTTCTGCTTTTGTATCACCAAAACCGAAAAATGATGTAATTGAATTCCAAACTCCTTTAATGCCATCCCACATTTTACCAACCCATTCTATAACACTACCAAAGATATTTTTAACACCTTCTTTAAAGCCAGGGAAAATATTTTCAATCAAATCAATAATAAATTTGAATGGAGAAATCTTCCAAACAAATTGAGCAAATGATACAATTGCTGCTTTAATATCATCCCAATAGGCAATAAACAAAGCTAAAACACCAATTACTGCCACAATTCCTATAACTATCAAACCAATAGGGTTTGCGCTCATGGCAACATTTAACCCTATTTATGCAGCTGTTGCTGTAATTAAACTAGTTACATAAGCACCAATCCCTGTTAGAGCTGTTAGTACAAATCTACCTCCAGCTCTTAAAGCTGATAAACCAGATAGTGCAACATTTCTTAAAAAACCGAGTGCTGCTTTACCTCCGTTTTTAAAAGCTCCAGCAATATTTTTTAAACCAGTGCCTAATTTTGTATCCATAATTAAAGCAACTCCTTTCTGTGCGTTCTTTAAATCAGCCAAAACATCAACAGCTCCAAAAGCACCATTTATAAATGGTAAAAAAGACTTTGAACCATTAAAAACAGAAATTCCCAAATCATTGATAAAGGATTGCATCCTTTTCATTTTTTCGGAATAAGTACCCATAATAACAGATGCCTGTTCTGTAGCTACATTTGTTCCCTTAATTTTTGTTTGTAAAGCATCTTGCTCATCAACACTTCTTACTAAAATATTTGCTGTTGCAGAATTTTCTAAACCAAAAACCTGTGCAAATGCTGTTGCATCACTTTGTGCTTTTCCTAATTCTCTTAAACGTGTAGTAAATGGTAAAGTAGTGTCAGATACAATATTCATATCTACACCATAAGAGCGTAATTTTTCTAAAGCCTCTTTTGGTAAAATATCTGCTCCAGACATTTTTGTCAAAACATTTCTTAAACCAGTTCCAGCTTCAGCTCCAACTTTTCCACCTCTTGCTAATTCTTGAATAGCTGCATTGGTTTCAACAAAACTTACATTTGCTTTAGAGGCTTCAACACCTGCAACTCGAATAGATTGGCTAATTTCTGGAACTTCAGCAGCACCTTCTTTTGCGCCTGCAGCCATAACATTCATCATTCGTGTCATTTCTGCACTGGCTTTGATAGGGTCTGTTAAGTCTACCCTAAATTGAAGCATAGAAGTTGTAAGTGCTTCAACAGATGCTCTAGAATCTCCACCCATTGTTTTTGAAAGTGTTTGCACATTGCTGTTCATAGACGCTAATGCAATTTCACTTTTACCAATATCGGGTCCTAATTTAGACAAGATCACTTTAAAATTATCTAAAGAATCGGATGCGTTACCACCAAACTCTTTTGCAGAACTTCTGGCTCTTGCTCCTAAACTGTCTAAAGCATCACCAGTAACTCCAGTAATTGCTTCTACTTCAGCTAAACCATCTTGAAATTTTATTCCTGGTGCAACAAACTCATTTAATCGTTGGTTAAGACTTCTAAAACTTTCTGCAATAGCACTAATGTCTATAGCAGATGTTTCTTTAATCCTTTCATTCATGCCCTGAACATCTTTAGTGATATTATTAACAGAGCCGTCAATATTCTTTAACGGCTTTGTAATTTTATCTACTAATTCTAATATCCATTTTGTGCTTACGCTAGACATAAATTTTTATTTTTTAATTGGCTGTTCCACCAAATAATTTTGAAAACAATTGAGCTTGTCTTTTTAAATCATAATCTCTTAACCATAATGCTTCCTGAAGCAATTGAGCCCATTTTTCTAAAGTAAGTTCTTCAGGATCTATTTGAAAAGATTGCCTTATTAATGCGTTGCCTTTTTTGTATTCATCAATACCATCAACATCACTAATTACAGCTTGGGCTATAACTTTTTTCCCTGAGCCTCTACAATTTTAAAGATTCCTCCTATATACTGTATAACTCCAAGCTTCATTTCTGCATCTGTAATAACTTCATCAGAACCTGCAACTCTTGTAGAGTTAAACATGATTTCTCCACTCTTTACTGGATCACTTTCTGCATAAGATGCAGCTGCAGATATAATGGCTAAATCAGGCTTTTTTACATAAGTATAGTGTTTAACACCCTCCTTTTCTGATACAATCTCATGGATTTCTCCATGTTTTGCTTTCAAAGCTTTTATTTCTTCAGCTGTTGCTTTTCCCTTATTTTCCATTATACGTTCCAGTCTATATGTGAGATTAATAAATTAAAGTCAGTTGCAATCGTTTTATCACCTTGCTTCACATCCACTCCATTATTCATAAAGCTACAGTTCTGTAGTACATCTTTAAAAATTACGCCATTGTAATCGTAAGAAACAATTACAGGGAAAGGTGCAATATCTTGTATACGAGTTCCTGCAGGTAAAGAAGATTGTAAAGCCAAACGCTCTTCAATCGTTAGCTCTAAAGAAGCTTTGGCTTTGTAATTTCCATTACTTTGCCCAATTGGCATATTGCCAGCTCCATATTCATTTTCCTTTTCCTGTTCATCATCATAGGCAACTTTTTTAATTCCTACAATATCTCTTCCTAGAATTCTAGCAGTTACTGAGTTCCAGCCTGCCATTGTTCCTAATTTGTTTATAATTGCTGTTCTGCTCATTTTACTGTAGTTTGTTGGTTAAACCTAAATCGAAATCTAATTCGTGAAGTATATCATTAAATAAAACCTCTCCTTTTACCTTTAGAGGCTCATCATTAGAGATCGTTTGCTTTGGATCTATAAAAATAGACACACCACTAATTTCTTCTGAAGCTACCATTGTTTCAATAGCATTTTGTGCTAAAGTTTGCAATTCAACAGCTTCAATTTCTCTAATAAAACCAGTTGTAGGGTCTTTTAAAACATTACTTTTTACTCTTGGCAATAAAGCCAGTCTACCTAATGTAGCTGCTTTGTCCCAAACTCTGTTATTTTCTATTCTAGAGTAATCGCTTGCACTTTCTGTACACGTATGCGAGTCTGTAAAATAGTAACCAGGATACCCATTATAAAAACCTACCAAAATATAACCTTTGGTGGCTAGTGCTTCAATTTCTGTAGTGGTTAAGCTACTAAAGTCTCTACCATCTTGCAATT